CTCATTGATGAACTCCTGCACCTTGTGATCGGATAAATCGATGCGAGCCAGCTCTTCGCCACGGTTGCCAAGTTCAACCATATAGTTGCTGGCCAGCTGCAGGGTTTCACGGGCATCCTGCACGCGGAGCAGAACATTTTCGGTGTGGCGTGCAGTCCAGCTGCGCTTTGCAGTATTCAGCGCAAGGTTCAGCGTGTTCTGGCAGACCACACGGATCGGAGTCATGGCTACTTTCACACCAGAACTTCCGTCATGACTGTTGAAGATTACAAGATATGGTACTACTTGATCTCCAGCGATAAGATATTTCCTCGGAAGCCTTGCCAGCATCCAGACCTTCTTGCCGCCCTGCAAGGAACCGGCAGTTTCGTAAGTGACGCCCTCGCCCAACAGGTCATCCGTGAACTGAAATGCTTCTTCGTTCTGCACAATGCGGTAGCGGTCGGACACCACACCCAGAACAGCATCATCGGTGTTGCGGACGTTAGCCCGATAGCCGGGGATCATAGCACCCGTGCCGGAATAGATATTGCGGCTTTCCACCTGCCAATCCAGACCGGCCAGTTCCAATGCTTCACGGCTTGCAGGGGCATCCATAATGATACGGCCAAGGCCGTGCCAAGGGGTCTCACGGACAGAGAACATCGTTTCAACATTTGC